GGAACAATGATGTCATCTCCATATATCTTAGGAGACATGGCAGCGGGACTAAAGCTATGACAAACTGATTCACACAAAGCCCAAAAGATCAAACTTTCGAGCTCGAATGTAAATCCGTTACCCATCGATGATATCTTTTCAAGAGAAAACCACTCCTCTTTATTGAGGGTGTACTTCTTTGATCTGATATCATCAAGGAACATAGCCCAATCCACAGGCAGAAGCTCGTAAACGAGCTCCGTACTCACGGAGTCAGATGCTGCTTTAAGATCTAAAGTAGCGAGACCCTCAGTGTATGCTTTCAAAGCATATCGCTGATTGATCTCCTGGTTATCCAGATCAACTCCAACAGTTTGCAGTCTAGAACGGATATAACGACCAACTCCCTTCTGGAGAAAGCCGTTTAGCCGAGGTTCGATTGCAATTACGCGATCTGTCTTCGCGTTCTTCGGGACAGTAGTCAATTTGCACCCTTCAACTATCTTAAAGATAGAAGGAGAAAGGCAAAAAGGCCCCATTATATCCTCAGGATTAATCGAGAGTATAACGGATGACCAATGAAGGTCATTTTCGATTACAGACTTTGCTAAATGCAAAGCTGATCGAGTCACGGAGAAAGGAGCTTGTCCAATTTTAAGATCGAGTCTAGCACGCTTTCGAGTAAACTCGTAGGTTGCGCCAGGACCCCACCCGTATCCATCAGAAATCTTGAATAAACTGAAAGGACCTAGAAGCGAAGATATTTTCCTTCGAGCACGAAAAAGTATCGGCTCGAGAAGGGCACCAAAGCCCTCATACCTAAGCTTTCTTATCCTCTTGTTTGTTTCGAAACAACTGATCTCGGCAGATTTGAAACTGTCGAGTGCTACAGCTTTTAGATCGATCGCGGTGTCAAGTCCCTTGTACTTAGAGTACAAAGAACAGACTACGTAATCTTTCGCAAAAGCAGAAGCATTTAGATACGATCTTGGATCCACCGTAGTTGTAGCGATGGACTTGTGATCCCCGTCTTTCATACGAAGCCACATTCCAAGACTTACAGGCGTGTTCACCGATTTGCAAAGGGCGAAGAAAACTTCGTCACGCAGAGACAACTCTGTTTTGCATTTCATGGGAGAGGCTCCTCAGACGTTAGTAAACGTTACGGAGATTCTCAACCATATCAGTGAGCTGCGTCTCCGCGATCAA